CAGAGCGATACGGGTTCCGGCCTTATTGATATAGAAATAGTCTGCCAGGTAAGTACCAGAGCTGCCGCCAACAGACTTGGCGATCTGCACGCTGGGCGCACGATCATCCTGCTGCAGGGCGGTCGCCCAACCTTCGTCCGGCATTGCCATAGTGTCAAGGGCAATGTAGCCATCGTTGGATGTCCAGCTGTACTTTGTGGGGTCATCGCACCAGTACGGTACGCCGTCAATCAATTTCCAGTCGCATTCAAATCGCCACTGGTTGCCATAGAGCGGATTTTCCACGCCGTAAAATACAAAACTGTGCCGTCCATCGGTGTTGCTTACGGGGCTGCCGCAGGTGGCAATCACATTGTTTGCGGTGCCGGTGCTCTGCATTATGCGCCATACCTTGTGATCAGTCGTTGTGGTTACAGGATCGCCGCCAAAATTAACCTTAACGTTGGTGGCATCACCATCAATGGCCTCCACGCTGGTGACAATACGACGTCTTGCAATGGTTTCGTTTTCGCCGCCGGTGCCGATGGAGATCACCATGCCAGGCTCAATGCCGGCGCTCTTGGCAACCACCACACTGGCAGCATTGTCAGTCGCGGCGGCAACCGCAATGTTAGTGCCGTACAGGCTCACACAGCCATTGATCTTGCTCTGCACATGGCGCGTGCCGTATACAACAATCATCAGGTAGGCCAGCACCTCAAAGTCGGCACTGGTGCCAATGCTGTAGGTATCGCCCCATTTGCGGGCAGCGGCCAAAAACTGCGTGATATTCTGGTTGCCAGTCGGCACGGCGCCGGCAATGCTGTGCAGCTTGCTGTCCGTGCCAATGCTGCCGGGGAAAGCACGCACATAGCATTTCTGCTTGAGACTGCCGTCCGCGTTCAAGAATTTGCGCGGGGCGCGGTAGCCGGGCAGCATGGACATGCTGATGGACGGCGCAACGTCCAGCATGCCGGAGACATAAAACAGCGGGATTTCCACCAGCACTTCGCCGTTGGTGCCATCCTCAATGTAGCCGGGCTGGCCCTTGTACGCATTAACCTTAACAGTACCATCTGCGTTCAGGGTGCAGCAGCAGCGGCGCATGCCCGCCCAGGGGTAGACGGCATCAAAGCTGTTCTGCCCTGCGCTGGTATCGGTGCCAGGCGTAAACACAAAATCCTTTGCCGCGCCCACACGGGTGCCTGCACTGGCGCTGCCGGAAAAGTTCACGCCGAAAATGGCCTGACTGGTTACAATGCCAGCCACCTGCGCGGCATAATTCTTGGCATCGTCTGCGCTTTTGGCGGCGGCAGTCTCGCTGGATTTGGCCGCTGTGGCGCTGCTGGCCGCGGCTGTGGCCTTTTCGCTTGCGCTGCTTTCCGCAGTATCAGCCCCCGTCTTAGCTGTCTCAGCGGCGTTCTGTGCCGCTTTGGCGGCAGTCTCCGCGTTGGTTGCGCCCTGGGCAGATCTGGCCGCGGCGGTTTTGGAGCTTTCGGCAGCCGTTGCACTGCTGGCAGCATTATCCGCGCTGGATTTTGCCGCTGTGGCCTGCGTGGTGGCGGTGCTTGCAGCGCCGCTGGCGGTACTGGCAGAGCTGGCGGCGGTCTTTGCACTGTTGTCTGCTGCCGTTTTGGCAGATTCCGCGCCGGTTTTGGCCGTCTCTGCTGCGCTCTGGGCGGTTTTAGCGGCTGCAGAACTGGCGGCAGCGTTTTTTTCGCTTGTGGCGGCAGCCGCTGCGCTGTTGCCTGCATCGGTCGCTTTGCCGGATGCAGTGCTGGCGGATGCGCTCGCAGCATCCTGGCTGGCTTTGGCCGCCGTCTGGCTTTCCTTTGCGGCGGCAGCGCTGGCGCTGGCCTGATCAGCGGAGTTTTTCGCGGCAGCAGCGTTGCTGCCTGCGCCGGTCTCCGCCGTTTTTGCCGTTTCCGCGCTATTGGCTGCTGCATCTGCACTGCCCTGCGCTTTGGTAGCGGACTGTGCAGCCGCTTCGGCTAATCTGGCAGCGTCATGGGCGCTTCCAGCCGCAGCCGTTGCGCTGGCCGCTGCATTATCCGCGCTGTCCTTGGCGTTGCTTTCTGCCGTCTTGGCGTCCTGCGCACTGCGGGCGGCCTCTTTGGCGGCAGCGGCAGCACCGGTGTAGTTAGCCAAGACCTGATCCACAAACTGCTGCCACTTGTCGGGCGTGGGGTCGGGGGTGACGTTGCCAACAGTGGCGTGGTCCTGCACCAGATAGTAGGTCGTGCAGCTGATCACCTGCCGCCCCTCTCCGGTGCCCACAAAAGTCAGGGCGCAGCGGCCTGCTGCCGCCTGCTGGGTGGCAGTAGCCTCCGGCGGTACGTCCAGCATGCCGTCAGCATCCACCAGCACCTCAACGGCGCTGGCAGCCTTAAACGTGGCAACAATGGTCAGGCCATCCCATTCCGGGCTGCGCAACACCCGGATGCGCTCATTACCATAGCTGTCATAGGTGCCCAGGCGCAGCGGGCCTTCAAACGTTACGGCCTTGTAACCGTTCAGGTAGATGTCATGATTATAGGGTTTCATGCGGATCACCCCTTATTTCTGCTGATTGTCCGGTGCATTGCTTTTGGCGGAGACGGTACCCTCGGTGATCCCGCTTTGATCTCCTTTTTCCGCGGCTGCCTCCTGGGCCTCCATGTTCGCTCTCACGACATACAAAATATTTTCAAGGATCAGCTCAGATGTGGCGTACGGAATTTTAGCTTCATTCAAGGCTGCCACGATTTTGCGGCGGCATTCATGGGTTCTTTTGTTGTCGGTCATGGTTTTTTCTCCTTTACAGTCGTGCGTTTACAGCGTTTTTCAGGGTTGCAATGGCGGTCAGCAGATCATCGTCCAGGGCCACAAAAGATGCCCGGTTGTTCTGGCTGGTGATGTTGCCGTCACTGTCCAGTTCTGCGTAAGTGTAGCTCACGCGTTCGCCCTCAGCGGTCGTTACGATTGCCACGGCGCTCAATTTTTTCATGTTTTGTTGCCCTCCAAATCTTCTAATAGCGTATCAACGGCCAGATTTGCGCCGGTATCCATGGTTAATAGATCCTCTGCTGCATCGGCACCGGCATCCAGGGCACGCGCGGCGGTGCTGGCCGCCATGTCAATGCCCGCCGGAGTGCCTGCGGGATAATTGCATTCGCTGGGTTCGGCATATTCGCCCTCATATCCACGCTGGGCAGCCATAGCCATCCACGAAAATTTCTGCCCTGGTGCGCCATGTACAATGGCGTACTGGCCGCAATCCTCAGCCCACAGGTGGCCGGTGCCATCGCAGTCCGTCAGCAGCCAGGTTAGCTGCCCATGTTGGGCCACCGTCTCCGCATAGCGCGGATCAGGTACAATCAGGCACCAACCGTCCGGGCCGCACTCGCCGCGGCCCCAATCCGCAAAGGTCGGGGTGGGCGTTTCAAATGCAGCCATCTTGATTGGGCCAAAGCTGGTGGACACGATACGGGACTTGCTGCCCCACGCGCTCAAATTCTTACAGTTGAGCGTACCGGACACACCCACGCGGGTCGTGTTAAAATCCGCGTCGCTGTCTTCGCTGCGGTTGTAGGTGATCTGCAGCCCAACGTAAGATGTGGGGTTAAGGCCGTCAACCCAGCCGTACTTGGCGTACTTGCTGCACGCCCCAATGTAGGAGCTACCCGCCTCAGAGTACAGCACGCCGGTCAGGCCAATGCTGCCGGTGTTGATGGTGGTATACCAGGCGATGTGCCTATTGTCAATGTACACGCGTTCCCCGGATTCCGTGCCCATGCGAATGTAGGCGTTGTCCAAGTCGTACACAGTGCTGTACTTGAGATTGTGTATCTGCCCGGTGGTAATGTTGCCGCCGTTGATAATGGTCTTATCCTGGTTCCATGTGCTCAAATCCGAAAATGTCACCACGCCGGATAGGTTGATCTGTGCGCTGGTGATCTCTGTTCCGCCCGCCGTCAGCTTGATGGTGCTGGAAGTTCCGCTGGTGGAAGCCGTCAGCTTAATTTCGCCCACCGTCTGCTTGATCTCGGTTTTGGTTTCGTTGGCGGTCAGATAGTCGCCGGTGCTGGCCGTCCAGGCAGTGGGGGCATTGCCCATCTGCACCATGGGGTGCATAATGGTCAGATCGTTGGTAACGGTGGCGTTATCGT